GGTATAGATTTTGACCAACCTTCGCAAACAAATTTTTGTGCAGCAGCCTCTCCTGGAGCAGTAAAATCAAAGCTATCACTATCATTTGCACGAGCATCAAGGAAGGTTTCTATTTCATCTGATTGCGTTTCCGAAACTTCAAAAGTAAAATCATATACTTTTGGATTTTGATGCTCTGCTAATCCAAATAATATTCTATGTTCAAACCCATCAGCAAAACGAATTGTACGAGTTAATGGAGCAGAACTTTTTTGTTGTCCATATGTAGGCTTTATTGAGGGAAAAGTAGCCATTATGCAAGTAAGCCTCCAGGTCGTTTTTGTTTTAATAATTCTGATTGTATCGCTACTGATAAAGCAGCACCAAGTTCTTTACCACGTTGTTGATCTCCTTGAACATTAGAACCAGAAGCATCTACATTTACTACAACATTAGTCGAACCACTCATATCTGAATTAGGAATTATACGACCACCTGAGTTTGGTACAAACATTTCTGGGCCACGTTCTCCAACAATGTATCTTTTATTTCCGCTAACAGGGCCACCATTAGCTCTAAACAAACTAGAACCTGGAAATAAACCTGTAAGTAATGAATTAACACCAAATCTGATAAGTGATCTCTGAATTTGACTAAACACACTACGAGCAACATCTCCAAGAGTTTTAGTACCATCTATTGCACCTTGAATCGCATCAACTATTCCATTTTCAATACTTGTACCTATTGAACGATATAAATTTTCAAGTTTACGTTGCTGTTCTAATTGTTTTTCTGCTGCTGCTATAGCTCTTACTGCTTCTTCAACTTCTTTTTTCTTTAATGATGGATTTTCTGCAAGTATATCTCTTATTTTTTTCTGAATTGCAGCCTCTTTATCTCCTAGAGAAATTCTTTCTTGAAGATTTAATAATTGTTCTTTTAAACTATCCATTGTATCTTGTGCTGATATTGTTAATTTTGTTGCACCTTCATTAACAGATTTAACTTTTTCATCAATGGCATCTAATATCTTTTGACCTCCAGGTAAGAATCTAATCAATCGTATCAGTTCAGATATGGCAAAACCTATAGCAGATGTTATTAAATTAAATCCTCTTAAGATCATATTTACTGTGTCTAATATTAAAGTTAATGCTGCTACAAAAGGCACACTTATTATTCCTAAAGCTGTTGCTGCTAATGATGTAAATTCTTTAAATTCATCAACTAATAAATTAATATTATCAGCTAAGTTTTCTGAAGTTCCTTGTATTGTGCCTGTTTGACTAGCTATCTCTTTGCTTAATAATTCTCTGGCCTTTTCACTTTCTCCTATTCTTTGAAGATTTTTGATAGTTCTATCAAGTTCAGCATTAACTTTTATAGAAGATTGTTCTAAAGAGGCTAAATCTAAATTTGATGCTGCATTACCAATAGCTCTAACTGTCTGTAAATTTCGTTCTAATAAAGTACCTAAAGCACTACCTAATATTTGAGCACCAAATTCTTGCCCTGGTGGAGCTAAAAATGAACCTAATAAACTTCCGCCAATCGCACCTGCACCACCTCCAAACAATAAAGGAAAACCTGCACCAAGCATAGTTCCTTGCCTTCTTTGTCTTTGTTGACGGCCACCTACCCCACCAATACCTTCTCTTATTCTTCTTCTATTTCTAATATTTTTTAGAACCCGTTTAAATCTTTCATCTTCTAATCTTTTTTGTTTTGCCAATTCATTTGTAACTTTCTTTTCAGCTTTTAATTTTTCCTCTGATGCTTTATCTTTTTGAGTTTTTCCTCTATTTGTTATTCCTCTTGCTTTGTCAGCCTCGGCTTGAATACCAGAATTAATTTTTAACTGTTTACCTATTGCTTTATTAATCATTAAAAATTCTTTAGATCCAGCAACAGTTAATTCCTGCATCCTGTTAAGAAGAGACATAGCCTCTCTACCAGCAAGCATTGTTCTAGGAAATTGTCTTATTTCTTTTAATCTTTCTCTTACACTACCTACTGTCATTTGTGTAGGTTGACCACTAGCCATAGCTGTGGCAGTTGATTCCATTCTTATCTTTTTAAAATTACCTGCAATTAGAGCAGTAGCTCTTTCCATTCTTTGTGTTGCATTACTTGTTGAATCAAATGCTTTTCTTACAGCACTTAATTCATCTCTAACTTCTCCTATAGAATTACTAAAAGCTCTTGCAACACCAACACTAAATACTTTTCGTGTAAGTTCTGAACCTCTTTGTATTTCTGCATTTAATTTTTCAAATGCTGCTTTGGCAGGATCAGTTTTTACATTAATTTTTAGTTTATTTATCTTACCTAATTCTCTTTCAAATCTTTTTGCAACAGCTAAAACTTCTTTTATATTTTTTTCGGCACGACTCGTATTTATAACAAGATCTATCGTTTTAATTGCCATTTCGACCTATTAGCAAAACATATATCCTATTCTACCTCGATTTGGGTATAACGCTTCTTCTTTGTGTCTTATCTTGTTCTTTTTTTTGTTCCTCGTTTCTTATGTCATAAAAAGCAGCCCAACCTATCATCTCCTCAACAGTTAAGGTCTGACATAATTCACTAACAGATTTTTTTAATTCATTTGCTAATGAGTATATAAACATCCAATCAGGATTAGCTTTTCAAATCGGCTTTTGCCTCTTCAACCTCCTTATCAGAACCAGCCTCTAACATAGCTAGTTGTATCTCCTGTAAAACAGAAGCAGCAACTTCTCTTCTTAAAGATGCTTTATCGCCATCAGCAAATAATCTTTTTCCATCTTTATCTAGTGCTTTTTCAATCATTAGTTGTAAAGCAAAATCATTTGCATCTTCAGTTCCACTTTTTTTCTGAATCATCTCACGTTCAGCAATGGTCAATGGATGCCAAAAAATAGTCAACAGGATTTGTTCATCATCCATAATGTCGTATTTATAAAGCTGGCTTACACCAAACTTATTTTTAAGGAGGTCAACTGCTCTAGTCATGTTATTGTATAGCTATTAGAAGTATATCAGCTATTAGCAAAAAAGGCACAAGATACAATTCCTAAGAAATGTGAACGATCTTCAACTTCTACAGGTATAATTCCACTTACTTCGCCAACTCTAGGAGAACAAGAAAATGGATCTGAATAATTAGAAGCATTTATAGAAGTTAAACCATCTATCACAGCTTCTCCTAATGAAGATAAGACAGAAGTACCTTTACCTTTTGGAACGTAAATATTGCATTGAATTGCACCAGAATAATAATCTGCTGCTGCACCTTGATTCTGAATAGTTGATTGAGTAAAAGTAATTGAAGTTGTAATAAATTTTTTAGTTTTTCCAGGAGTTGTATAAGTTACGTTGTCATAAATCATAAGGACAGTATTATCTGCTGCTGCAACTGCATCTGTAATAGCTTTTTCAAAAGCTGCTCTTGCGTTAACTAAACTCATAATTTTTTATATTTAGAACCTAAAGCTGGAGCAGTTCTACCTCCTTCAACTCCTTGCGATAATACTTGAGTGCCAGCTACTCTTACATCTGGTTGAACCATACTTTGACCAAACACAAATTCAACAACCTGACTCAAATTTTCTACATAAGTCATAATTGAACTATTTGGAGAACCTAATGCGTATCTTGCATATTCAGCCCTGTTACCTATAAATACTGTTTCTCCAAATTTAAACTTTCGATCAAGAGGGTATCGAGGTTCAATAATTGGTGCTGTTTTAATACCATTATCTCTATCTTTTTTTACTTGTGTCCACGGAGGAGTTATTTCTTCATTTGCTAAAGGTCTATAAGTATTAGCTTGCCAACTGGAAGCAAAGAAACCAGTATATTGAGGACTTTCTGAGGGTAAATCTGTAAGCACTCTATTTACTAAATTATTTAACTGACTATTATATTCTCTTCTTGTAGATGCGATTGCATTACTTAAAGCATTAGGATCTGATTTAGCCATTAGAACCTCGCAAGAATTGTGAACAAATAAGTTTGTCCACCTTGTAATGTACTTATATTAACTACCTTTGCCACTCTGGTTGACCCTGCGTAAGTTAATGTAATCTCATCATCAAGATCAGGTTGATTACTTCCAATAAGATCAGGTGTTATATATGTTTTAAATTCTCTAATCTCTTTACCTAAATCTTCTTCTGATCTAATAAATTCAATCGGAACTTTAATGCTGTAACTGGTGTCAGTTGTAGTATATGCACCTGTAGCTGTGTTATAACTGCCAGATGTTTTTTTGGTATAAACAATAGAAGTATCGAGTGCAGATCCAAGAGTCGAAACAACATCTTTAGCAACACTTTTTAGTAATGAATCTAATTGACCTGCCATTATCCTCTAACTACCCTCATTTGAAAACTACCTGCTCCACCTAGCATATATGCTCCAAGATAACTTTGTAGCCACGGGTAAACGTCAAGAATATTATTAACAGAACCAGTTCCCTGACTATCAGTATTATATTTAACCTGTATATCTCCTAACTTTACCTCAGAAAAATTACCATCTTTACCAGTAGTTCCCGTAATAGCATCAGTATCATTTGCCAATGCCCTAGCTAACTCATATTGTGCATATTTAATATTATTTGGAATTTTAGAACAAGCCAATTCAACTCCATCTACCTGATAATTATTTCTTGGAAACTTCAATGCCTGTCCATCATCACATCTATTTCCATAATAAACCAAAGTATCAATCCATCTAACAGCAGATATTAATGATCTTTTCTTTTGATCGTCTGTTTTATTTGTCCAAGTAGAAGAATCTGGAGAGGTGTCAAAATAATCATTAGCTTCTGTCAATGTGACATAACTATTAGCATTTTCTCCTTTTATTGTTGCGTCTATAGTAGCTGCCACGATCAATAAGGTAATTTAGTTTTATTGTAGCGTAAAGAAAAAACCCCACCAATAATTGATGAGGTTTCGTTATGACCACTTGTAAATACTATTACGCAATAGTAGATGTATCAAGTGGAGAGTTGACGATCATCTCGACCACAGGTATTAGGTCGGCATCGTATGTGATTCCCCAGTTATTTAAGTTACCTAACTGAGCATTTGTTGGGTTGTCTGTAGCAGATGTCCACTTAGTTCCCATAATGTGATAAGCACTATGGTAATCAACAGACATAACATCCTGCTTAGAAAGAATGTTTCTATCTGATTCAATACCTAGAGGAGACTGTTCGCCTTCAAGAATTGTTCCTGACTTGATTAAATAGCAACGGAACTCTTTCTGATGACCAGATGTTCCAGGAATTACTGTATTAACCTGTGAGTCAATAACAACATTCATTCCAGCGAATTGACCGATGCTTCTTTCGTTAACACCGACACCGCCACCACCCCAAGTTACTGCACCACCAGAAGTGAATGAGCTTGTTGAGAATGTAAGCATACCAACCTGATATAGGTAGTAAGCAACAGATGGATGAACTACGATTGTATCTAGTTCTTCGCCTCTTTCTCCAAGAACTGATCTTCCTCTTGCAACTGTAGAAGCTGTCAAGAAGTTATCTTCATCAGCACCAGAAGCAGCAGCCTTACCTAAATCAAGTAAGTTTGCACCTAAAGGTCCAGAACCAGAGCCAAATAAACCATCCAAGACACTAAATAATCTTGCTGAGTTTAATTTGTTGATAGCATCTGCAATTTGGTTTCTGATGTGACCCATTGGATCTTCGCCAGCAGCCAATACAGCTACATCATCAACAGCATACGCAAAACCTCTATGACAGATAGTTGCGATCTGTGTTCCTGTACCAATCTTCTGTGGTGTTAAATAACCACCATTGCTAGTACCCCAAGTTGCTGTACCATCTAAAATTTCTTCAGTTGGAGAGATTGGGTTAAATTCTGGAACTTGTATTCTTGTTCCACCTTCTGTTGCATCAAGAAGTGCGTTACGCACAACAGCACCAGATTTTATAAATGCACTACGTTCCTTGATAGCTTCGGAAACATATGTGCTGAGATTATTTCTCTTAACGATGTCCGCTAGTAGGACACCGCCAGAATAATTCTGAAACGGAGCAGCCATTCAGATTTACCTATTTAAGTTTTGCGATACCCTAATCACAGATAAGGGGGTCAATTTCACGGAAATTAACTATTTAGTTTGAGCCTCTTGCTTGAGCACTGCTGCAAGCTGTGGGTCTTGTTCTGATATTAGCATTTGTTGAGTCAGGTTGCCCGTTTTCCACGGATTCACTTGACCTCCAGAAGCATTTGCTATAGGACTAGGTTTTGCACCCATTCCAGCAGCACTACTAGGTTTAAAATGATGTTCCCAACCACTTCCAGGGTTTTTAAGACTTGAAAGATAAGTATTTAAATCTTGTTCTACACCACCATTAAGAACAACTACTTTACCTTCATTGTTTTTCTGTAACTTACTTTGTAATAATGATAAAGTTTGTTCTGCATTAATCGCTCCAAGATTACTAATAGCAGCAAGGGCTGTGGTCTTGGTCGAAGCGACTTCATTAGAAGTTTTCATATCTTCTAACTGTTGAGATAAATTTATTATCTTTTGATCCTTTTCCTGATTTGTTTTATTAGCTTCTTCCCAAAGAGTTTTCCATTGACCCTGCTCTTCTAAATCTTTGGTTCGTTTTTCCTCTTTCTGTTTGTAAACATCATCAAGTTTTGTTTTGATGCCTTTAAATTTTTCCTGTGCTTCAGCAGCTTCTTTTCGTGCAGCAGCTACTTGTGCTTCAAAATCTGCTTTCACAGAATCTAAATTAGGAGCTTGTGGTTGTGTTGGTTGTGCTGTTTGTGAAGGAGTTTCAGTCACAGACTGTTCAGCGTTGGTCACAGACTCAGGCTGAATTACTTTTTCTTCGATTGTCATAAATTAGTCAGAAAATAGATCGGTAGTTTTCTTTTTTGAAACTTTTTTCTTAGTTTCTTTTGGTGTGGTGGCAGCAGAAACTTCAGCAGCTTTTTGTGATGCAGTTTTTGGTTCTACCACTTCCCATTTATAAGTTCCATCAGATTGAAGAACTTTATCAATAGATCCAGCCATAAAAATGTATGTACTTGCTTCTTAGTTTACCAAACTATTCAGATTTGGCTTCATTCGCTGATGGTAACACTTCTCCCTGTACTAAAATGTCTCTAAATTCTTCTCTATCAATGACTTGCTGATCGAATAAAGATGTTAAGGCTGTAATATCCTGTCCAATTAATCTTTCAATATCAAAGTCTCTACTAATCTTTACTTCTGGTGGTTCAATACCTACATATTCAGCAGATAAATTAAATGCTTTCTGTAATTTCTGTTCTAATTCCATAGAAACCATTGCAAGCATAGAATTAGTATCCACTCTGTCTAATCTTCTTGCATCAGCAGATTCAGCTACAAACTTCTGTTGACTTAAAGTACTAATACCAAGAGTAGCCATCTGCATCTGCAACTCTTTAATTTCAGCAGATTGAGCATCAAAAGCACTACTGGCTGGTTCTACATAATAAACTTTATTACCAGGTTGAGTTGCCATCGCATAATTAACAGAAATAGCTAAGTCTTTTGTCTGATCGTCATATCCTTCCATTACCAACATTGGTTGTGATGCAACGTGCAAACTATGAATTAAATCAGCTTGTCTTTGAAAATGTGCAAGATTCAAATATGCAATATCAAGTAAAGGTGGTTTACTTACTAAATTTTCAGTTTTTCCAGAATAAACAGTAACTAAAGGTATTTCTCCAAGAGAAAAACTACCAGATTCAACTTGCTGATAATCTTTATCTGCTGATCCCATCTCAAAATTTCCCGTCACACTATTATCAGAAACATCATACATTTCTTCAATCTGCTCTTTCTTACGAAAAATTCTATACCGACCAGGTTCTATTACTCTTATCTGGTCATAAACCTTTTCTCCAAAATCTCCATCAGGTAATACAGCCTTTTCTGCAATTCTAGCTTGTATAAGATTTCCATAATTTGATTCTCTATCTAATCTCCAACCATATAAATTATTAGGATCTACTTCAATCCAATAAGGTCTACGATCCTGTGCTCTTTCTTCAGCTAAACTTCTTGCACCAGAAGGTGCAGGATAATCTACAAGAATATGACTTTGACCATAAGTAAGAGAACACATCAATATTCTTCTGGCATACTCATCTAAATCTGATTTACAACCATCAACATCCATCTTAAACATTTCTGTCCAATAGGGATCTCCTGTTAATGTTATTGGTTTTCTTAATACAAGACCTGTAGCTGCTCTTATTAATCTTTGTGTAAAAGGACTAAATACAGCACGATTTACTCTAGCCAAATAAGCATCAAAATCTTCTCTTGGTTCTAATGGCAAAAATGCTTCGCTATTTTCTCGTAGATATTCAGTACCTTCTGTAACAGCTTTCATTATTTCCCACCCTTTCATCATATCTAAAACAGCCCTTGTTCTAGTAAAAGGACTATCAATACCACCTACAGAAGTAGATGAAACGATATTGGTTCTAATTGGACCAGGGACAGCATAAGTCATTTCAACACCTCCATCGTTTTAAAGCTAACGCTTTTCTTGTAGGTCTGCCTTTTTTATCTTTTAATGGCCCTGGCATCCCAGACATACGGGCACAAAATGATTTTCTTCTCGCTGCTCTTTTTCCTGTTGGATTTTTTTCAGTAACAGGTGCTTTTAAATTACTACCCGTAGCTCTATTATATTTTGCTCGTCCTTTAGCAGTCAGTCCACCTCTCTTAGACTTTTCGCCTCTTCCAACAGATAAACTGACTCCTTTCTTGCGTGGCATTATTTTCCCACCTTCTTCATTGTCATTTTATGAGCTTCAGTAAAAGTTTTCCCCTTTAACATCAAGTTTTTCATCTCTTCCATATGTTTTCTGGTATGAGTACCCTTCTTTTTATGCCTAGCTAAAGCATCTTTCTGTCTTTGAGTTAAAGTTTTCATTTCTTTTTCCTCTTTTTCTTTTTTGCATTAAGTTTTTTAAGATCAGCAGCCGTAATCTTATCCCGTGGTGGAGCAACCGCAGCAAGTTTACGTTGTTTGCCCGAATAAGATCCTTTAGGCATCAGACAGCAGAAGTTATATCGCCAGTTGTTTGGAAACTAACTGATACAGTAGAAATGTCTCCGACAGTAGAACTAAATGAAGTTCCTGTAATAATTCCGTTAAAACTTAATTTTTTAGTACCTGATGTATCTAAGAAAAGGTTAAATGAAGCATCGCCAGCATCTTCTGTTGTCAACACATCTGAAATAATTTCAGCAGTATTATCTCCAGATGTAGCTGTGTAAAGAAGATCAACTGTACCTGTCGCTGATTTCAAAGAACCTACATACTTTCTGGATGTATCTCCATGAGCAGTGCACTCTAATGTATCTTTTGTTACGTCTAGTGTCCAAGCTGTTGTAGAAGCTATAGCTCCAACTGATCCAGTTCCGTTATCAAATGCAACAGAGCCTTCTTCGCCACGAAAAAATGCCATGATTCTAAGAAAAATTTACTTATAACAATATATTACCTTGAAACTGCGTTTTTCACAGTTATTTTTTCTTCTTTTTACGTCTATGTTGATAAGTTATCTTTTTACTACCAGTTTTTTCTCTTTTAAACCTGGCTTTCTCTGCTGCTGTCATCTCTCCAACAGTCTTAGGTGTCTTACTTGATACACGTTTTTTAGGCCGACAGGCAGGATAACCTCGTTTTTCTCCTTTTGAACGACCACAAGGCTTACCAGTTTTTACATCTACCCAATTTTCCTTAAACCAACGGGTTAAACCACCACTACTTCTTGCCACGTTTTTTCTCCACTCGATAAGTACCACCACGTTTTTTGTACTCTCGTACAAGCCATGCGTTAGCGTAAGCAGAAGGGTAAACTTTGAATTTACGTTTAGCTTCTGATTTCACTCTGGAGTATAACGCTTTATTTACAGGTACATTCATGTCTCTTTTTACCTCCCTTTTTCTTCTTTTTCTTTTTCTTTGGGGTCATTGAGCCGTAAGCCATAAATAAAGAAGTCTCTTAATATATTCTAAACGCAGTCTGCCCTAATGTCTCTGGTTTTGCCAAATTAAATTGCTGTAGACAAAGATAACCAAAAGCATCAAAAGCATGATCCACACCTAAATTCTTATTAGGTAATCCAGTATTTGGTGCATAAGTCAAAGTTCTAAGTGCTTTTATCAATTCTTTACATCTTGGATGAATAAAAGTTCTTCGATCTCCATTTGCATCCAATAAAGCAGTATTGACAGAAGTGATCTTATCCCTGATCTTCCAGGGAGATTTAGGACTTAAAACAGTAAAACCATTTCTTCTAAGAATTGTATGGTCAGTAACACCAACTCCACTTGTTTTTCTAGCACTACCAGTAGGATCAGGACAAGCAATAACTCTTCGATCCACTCCATACCTTCTAACAACTTCTTCAGCAAAATCCCATGTGGTAGCACCTCCTGTCAGCATGATTTCATCAAACACATATAGGTTATTGTCATGCTTATATGCACAAATTCCAGCCATGGGGTCTACGTTAAAGTCCAATCCTATTAACAAAGGAAGCATATGTAGATCTGCCACTTCCTTATCAATATTCTCATTCCCAAAACTAACAGCAACCAATCCAGTAAGATTCTCAAAACTAGCTTCAAATTCCTGTCTAAATGTTCTCGCATCTAACTGACCTCTAGCTGCTTCTACCTCCTCTTCCTTTACATTACCCCCTTCTATCGTAGTAAAACTCCACCTCTGCCAGTCATCCCATTCCTGCTCCCCACAATAACACCACATATCATAAAACCAACTCGCAGTTCCATCAGGTGTAGAAATAAATAAAGCCCATCCCTGTTTATCAGCCAACGCAGGTCTAATAACTTCAGCCCATACATCTCTATCCATAAATGCAGCCTCATCCAGCACAACACCAGCTAAACTTCTACCCCTCAATGCCATAGCATTTTCTGTTCCCTTCAATTCAATACTCGACCCATTTATCAAATCTAACCTTAAATCAGTCTCATTCTTTGCTTTAACCCACACTTTCGGTACTAACTTCTTCAGTTCCTTCCATGCAATATCTTTCGCCATGCGATAAGTAGGAGCACAATAAAAATAAACTTCTCCTGGTCTGTTAATAGCTCCTCTGAGCAACTCGATACAGGATAAATATGATTTCCCAAACCTTCGCCCTGCAACCAACACCCGAAATCTCTTATCACAATTAAATACCTCCCCTTGTGCATACCTTAAACTTATATCATTTGCATTTTTAACTGCCATAAACAATAAAATAACAGAATTTTCAACTAATACCCCCTATTTATAGCTCATTCCACCTTTTTTAGGTTATTATTTCATTAAATACTACTGCGATTAAGTCCGTGGCTTCTTCTACTTTTCCTACAGATCAACCAATACAACAACCTAAAAGAAATATTAGATTTCGTGCTCGTTCTTCCGCACAACAAGTTCAAGAAAGATCACAACGCCTATATACCCGTCAGCTAGAAGGTAAAACTACTCGTGCCCTAGTCCTAGAACACGCTAAAATTGAATCAATATCTGAAGTAACCGCCTGGCAAGATTGGAAAAAAGTTAAAGAATGGAATAAAGAAGATTGGGAAAAAGATAGAGAAACTCTTCTCCCCAGACTCCAAGCAATGCGTATTCGTCTATTCAACAAAGCCGTTAAAAAAGGTCAATTACAAACAGCAGCTCAAATCTTAGACAGCCTAGGAAAAGTAATTGGAGAATCCGTAGAAACAGTAAACATTCAAGCTCCAGAACTTGCTATCCGCATAGAACCAAAAAATTAATCAATATATATTTAAGTTCCCCACGCACATAAAAAATAAAAAATATTTTGCAACTAGTCCCCTAGGTACAAAATAAATTTTAATTTTAAGCTATCTGGAAGCCTCTACAATAGGTGTTAATCTTTCTTAGATAGAAACAACTTTAATTGTTTTTCGCCGTTGTAATAAGCTTCTTTACTGCCTGATAATTTATATTCTTTGGGCATATCAGCAAGCCATTTCATTAACTCTGGAGACATAGTAAGATTTATGTAATTAATAATATATTAATTGATAATGATATATAAATAAGTTTATGTTAAGTTATTGTAATATTATATATAAATATGTTTATATTTGATATAATTAATATTGAGGATAGTATTCTAAAATTTTGATTTATCACTTAATACTATTTTACATATTATCATTTTTTATAAATGCTAATTGTAAATATAGTTTTAAAACAAATTGATTTTATAGAATACAAAACCTTTTAAAAAGAAAAACTATTTAAAATCTTACATGAAAAATTTTTTCTTATTCGCTTCCATGTTTGGATTATTCCTATGGGCATTTGATAGTGGATTAAATAAAAGCACACTTAATCAGTGTGTTAACAACAACAGCAATTCAGCATGTAACTATTTAGTTAAGCATGGTAGTAATTATCAGAAAAGAATTGCTAGTCAAACATTATTAATTCGAGGATTATAATATGAGTCAACTTTATACTAATTCTTATGAAAAATTTCTATATGAAAAGACGGAAGAATATAGAAAAAATTGGCGTGATGCAGTTGCGGAAATAGAAAAATTAAGTGATGAGAATGCTAATTTAAAAATAACAATAGAAAATGAAAGACGATTACATAAATTAGAACTGGAACAAATTAAAGTTAAGTAATTAATTAATCCTTTAAGCCTATCTATAAATTATTTAAAGGTAGGTTTAAAAGATTATTTATTTTAATAGATAATCTAATTTTGAAATCTTACTCAAAACTTATTATGTCAGCACACTTAACCGATCAAGATTGTATAAATGCACTTGCTACATTTTGGTATGAATACCACAAAATGCCTAGAAGTGAAAGCCCACAAAATGCACTTGAAAGAGCTTTTATTATTGCTAAAGAAGAAATTTCTTTGAAAGAAGATTATTTTGAAAATCAAAATGAATTAAGGTATAGAGCAATTAAATTAATTGAAGCTCAACAAGATGTATATAAAGGGCTTGCAAGTTGCAGAGTAATATATGATATTTTACTTAATGAAAATATAAGAAGTTTGCAAGCTCGATACCCTGACGATTTAAAAGAGCCTTTAGAAAGTCGTATTTGGTACAATGAATATGAATTTAAAAAGTCATCAACTGTTGTTAAGTGGGTTAATGATAGAGATAGTAAAGGGTTATTAATGATATATCAAATGCTGCAAGGGTGGGACTATCAAAGCTGTGAACACTTTGAATATAGAAACAGCGTAGCGTATCAAATTAAAGAACAGATACAGTACGGCATATTAGATATTCTTAAAAAAATACATTGTCCTAATGATGAAGATAGAGTGTGGACTTCCTGGACTGATCCACAACTAGACGATCATATTATTTGTATTAGTGATATGTTCGCTTAGATTAAATTATAAAGAGTCTTAAAAGAGACTCTTTTTTTATTG